CTAGTTCTTGGTCTGCTTGCTGGTCCGGCGTTGCTCGCCGTAGGCGCGCTGCACCTTGTCGCTGCAATAAGTCAGCGTCCGCCCGTCGCCGGTGAAGTGTCCGTCGTTGATGATCCAGAGGATGACGGTCTTGTCGTCGATCTTCTTGAACATCAGGTTCTCACCGTTCGGCGTAGTGCTCCAGTCCTGCACGCTGACTGCATCGGGTGAAGTCGACTGAAGCGTGCAATCGGCGCGGATTCTCACGGTGTCGGGAAGCTGAACCCGTGTGTTGTTGATCTTGCAGATGTTCGAAGCCGTCACGATCGATTTTCCGGAGAAGGCAACGATGGTGTCGTCGAACTTGGCGCAGCGCTCGTCGAAATTGGTGCCCGCCGCCGCGTAGACGCCATCCCTCGGGTGGGCGTTCGCTTCTGCTTTGGCTCTCAGCTCGGGTTCGGCAAGGGCGCGCTGCGTCTCCAGAGGGCAGTAGGCCGCACGCCAGGGAGCACCCTTGAGCTTCCCATTCAAGTTCTTCTGAACGGAGATTGCCGCATCATCGATCCGCTTGATGAACATGACTTCCTTGAACTTCCTGGTCTCCCAGTTGGGATCGCGAGGCTCGAGATCCTGCGCCAGATTGTAGTCATTGCAAATCATGTCGAGCTTCAGCGAACCCGGTGAGCGATCGGTCATTTTCTTGATCGTGCAGCCCCATTCGTAGCCGTGGACAGACTTGCCACGGAGATCGATCGTCATGTCGTTGCGTTCGTCGCAGGACGACTGGAAGTCCTTGCCGGGCGCGGCATAGGCGCCATCCTTTGGGCGCCATCTGTCGAACGCGGTCTTGGGGCCTTCCTGGGCGTGGACAAGCAGACCAGCGGACGACAGCAAAAGCGTGGCAAGCGTCAACAACGAGGTGAAGCGTTTCATCCGATTCAATTTCACGATCTATTCCTGCACAAGATTTGCACAAGGTTTGGTGGTGATGTCCGAGGGGGCAACCTCAGAATAGTGGATCGACTATAGGTTGAGCAAGTGGGCGTGCGAATTTGCATTGCTTGGTTTGGCTCGATCTATTCAATGAAGTAGGAAATTCATATGTCCTGGGACGATGCTCTGCGACGAATGTTGCCGCCGACCGACGGCTTTCAACCGCACACCACCAGCCCGTACGGTGCAATTCGGGACCGTGGTACGTCACCCCATCGTGGGGTGGATGCAAACTACCACGTCGGACCAAACGGACAGCAGGGGATCAATCTGAGGCATTCCCCACTGCGGTCTCCGGTCGATGGTGTTGTGACGAATGCCCGTGAAGGAACTGCGGGGCGAATTGCGATCAGGGATGCAGACGGTGTGTTACACGAACTGCTGCACACGCACAGGCAATATGTCAGCATCGGCGATCGGGTTGTCGCGGGACAGATGGTCGGAACGATGGGCAAACATGGGAGTGCGCAAGGATTACGTGGAGAAAGGTGATCATCATCTTCATTATCAACTGATCGACGCCGCCGGGCGTCGTCTCGATCCCCAGGCATTTTGGAATCAACGAGACGCGCCCGCGCCGAGCCCGCCAGCTTACGTTCGGAGCATCAGCGGTATCTCCAGGACGCGGATATCGTCCCTGCGACCCGCCCTGAAGATGTGCGGATTCTGAGGAGGATGCCTGCCGGAAGATCGGACCGATCCGCTTTCAATTCGAGTGATCGTGTGCCGGTGCCTTCTATTCCTCCCAATGCGCCGTTTCCGCCCTCGCCGCAAAGCGACTTCGAGGGACGATTCGGATCGTGGCCTACGCCTTCCGGCGATGTCCTCGCCGGCTCCCATCAAGCTCCGCAGGGACAATCCAACACCCCAAACAACGAAGACTGGTCCGCGATGTGGCGCAGGCGTATCGGCCTGCCCTAGGGCAAGCGAGCGCACCCATTGTCCATCCTGAAAATTCCAACGGCGAAAATCTTCGAGCCGCTGCTGCAACCGGCGCGCTACAAGGGCGTTTACGGTGGACGCGGCTCGGGGAAATCGCATTTCTTCGGCGAGCTCTTGGTCGAGACCTGCCAGGCCGAGCGTGGGATGCTCGCGGTCTGCATCCGCGAGGCGCAGCGGACGCTGGCGCAATCCTCCAAGCGCCTGATCGAGGGCAAGATCGCAAGCCTCGGCCTCGGCCACGGCTTCAAGTTCTTCAGCGACAAGATCGAAACGCCTGGAGACGGGTTGATCATCTTTCGCGGGCTTCAGGATCACACGGCGGACTCGATCAAATCCTTGGAGGGATTCCGCATCGCCTGGATCGACGAGGCGCAATCTCTCAGCGCCCGCAGCCTCGCGCTGCTGCGGCCGACGATCCGCGCCAAGGACTCCGAGCTGTGGGCGAGTTGGAATCCACGCCGCAAGAGCGATGCGATCGACGATTTTCTGCGCGGGCGCCGGCCGGACGGATCGGTGGTCGTCAAGGCGAACTGGCGCGACAATCCCTGGTTTCCGGACGTACTCGCGGAGGAGCGCTTGCTCGATCAGAAACTCTATCCGGAGCGCTACGATCATATCTGGGAGGGCGAGTATGCACGTGCCTTCGAGGGCGCTTATTTCGCCTCGCTGCTGTCGGACGCGCGCGCTGGGGGAAGGATCGGAAATGTTGCCGCGGATCCGCTGCTGCCGCTGCGCGCCTTCATCGACATCGGCGGCGCCGGCGCTGCTGCGGATGCCTTCACGATCTGGATCGTGCAGTGGGTCGGAGGCGAGATACGCGTCCTGGACTACTATGAAAGCGTCGGCCAGGTGCTGGCGTTTCACGTCAACTGGCTTCGCTCGCGCGGCTACGACAACGCCGTCCTCTATCTTCCGCATGACGGCATCGCCGCCAACAACATCACCGGCAAGCGCTATGAGGATCATCTGCGCGAGGCCGGCTTTACGGTCGAGCCGCCTGTGAAGAACCAGGGGCCGGGTGCAGCCATGATGCGGATCGAGGCGCTGCGGCGGGTCGGCCCGCAGCTCTGGTTCAACGTCGACACGACGGAGCCCGGCCGCGAAGCGCTCGGCTTCTATCACGAGCGCAAGGACGACACGCGCAACATCGGGCTCGGCCCCGAGCACGATTGGTCGAGCCATGCGGCGGATGCGCTGGGGCTGATGGCGATCTGTTATGAGCGGCCGGGCAGGATTGCGGCGTTCAATCGGCCGATCCGTTACGCCGAGCAGGGCTGGGTGTGAGTGCGGCCTCGGTCGAGGTGAAACCTGGGGTTGACTATGTTCTTGTTATGTTCCATTAGGAGCAATCTTCTCCGCTGCGTGAGTTTTACGATGTCCGCGTTGGGAATGCTGGTCGAACTGATCGGGTACTCGGTGGCGCGAGCGGCTCTGCCTGCGCTGTCACTCGGCTGGATCCATGTCGAGCCCTTCAGCGCATCTCCGCAGCCGTTGCGGTGGCCATGTTATCGCCGCGACGGCAATCAAAGAATCGAATTGCGACAAGCTGCTGCCAGTTGGATCGGGCTTGCCATCTGCGTTGTCGTCCTGCTCGCAATTGCGCTAGTCGCCTAGCGGCGCGTCTGAATACGGACGCTGCTCCGCGCCGCAAGTCACCACGGCAAGCCTTGCCAACCCAAAGGTATTTCATGATGAAAATGCCAATATCCGAAGTGAAAGCTATGCTCGCCTCCGAGAAAGCCAACGCGCTTGCCGCCATGTCGGCGGCGCGGCTTGCCGAGGAGCGGGCCGATGCGATGGACTATTATCTCGGTGACATGCGCAAGGACATGCCGGCGCAGGACGGCCGCTCGCGCGCAGTGTCGACCGACGTTGCCGACACCATCGAAGGCCTGATGCCACAGCTGATGGACATCTTCGCCGGCTCAGACGAGGTCGTGCGCTTCGAGCCGGTCGGTCCGGAGGACGTTGCGGCCGCGCAGCAGGAGACGGACTACGTCAACCACGTCTTCATGCAGCAGAACGGCGGCTTCATGGTCCTCTATTCCTTCATCAAGGACGCGCTCCTGTCGAAGGCCGGCATCGTCAAGGTCTGGTGGGAGGAGCGGGAGGAGGAGAGCCGCGAGACCTATTATGACCTCTCGGACGACCAGTTCGCGCTGCTGGCCCAGGACGTCGCGGAATCGAACGGCGCGATGAAGATTGTCGCGCACACGGTTCATGGCGCTAGTGTTTTGGGCGAGCAGGCTGAAGCGGCGAGCTGACGAGTTGCCTTTGCATGCCGCACAATTGTGGCGTCGCCGAACTGGTGCTCATGTTTGCGCCGAACGGCCAGGAATACATGCGCAATAACGGCTATTAGCCGCTGCGCGATGTTCTGGATCAAATATCGGAAAATCCGAAAACATCTAGACGCGTCGGGCAAATCACCTCTAAAGTGGCATCATCGAAAGAGTCTACACCAACCCGCGCGGAGAAAGTCCGCCGTGGGTTTTTTCATTCCAATAGCCGAGATCGGACGGCGGCGGCGCTTCGTGGCCTCGCCCTTGATGATATGCATTCACTGAGCGCCGATCAGCGCGCCGTCGTCCGAACCATGGCTGTCCATGCACGGGCGAACGTGCCGGGGCGCGGGAGCGGCGGCGGCAGATGCTTTCGCGATATGGATCGTGCAGTGGGTCGCGCGCCACGGCGGAGGAAGCATCCGCCCGCGGCCGCGGGCGACGCCAGCGCCAATTCCGCGGCGCGGCTCGTGCGCATCACCGAGCGTTTTGTCGGGAGCCCAAGTCTCGTTTGACCAAGTTCGCTGTTTGTTCTAATAAAATCATAGATAGTAGTGTGGTGTAAGCGCTCTTACACCGAGAAGGGCGTTGAGGCTGTTGTCGGCAGCCCTGTCCTGCGAACAGTTGAGACGACGAACATGCAATTCCGAAGGATTAAGCAGGTGAAGCATTTGCCCGGAGAAGCACCTGGAATGCCGAAGTTTCCGAAGTCGAACGTTCTCTCGCTGCTCGCGATCGCTTTCATGATCTCCGGATGTTTCTGGTCGGGGCCCTGGCCTAGCGTGACCGTGAATACGGAGGGATTGGGGGCCGGCCCGCTGGCGCAATTCATTGGTCGCAACACTTACTATACGGCTGACGAACTGAAGCGAATTACGACAAAGTTCGTCATCGAGCAGACGTCCGCCAAGGGCATCTCGCGCGACGCTGCGGAAGCCCTTGGTATGCAGTGCGCTCCGGCGCCCAGTAAGGAGTGCAGCTATTCGGGCGAATACTGGGTTCGGAGCGACCAGCGATATGTCCGCGAAGTTCTCCCGACTACGGAACAAGAGCCGTTTATCACATCGACGTGCGGCTCTCTTGTCCGAAACCGCACGACGTCGTCGTTCAAGCTTTTAAGCGCTACGTTCCCGATGAATGAGCAGGTGAAGTATGGCGGAAGGTCAATATCGTATTGTAGAAGCGCAACTTCCCCTTCTCGGTGGAGGTCGATCTGGCTGATTTGCCGGACAACAGTGGAGCACATACGTTTGCCTCGCGAAGCCTGGTTCACCGAGATGATATCATGACAGCTCTCTTCACAGTGTTGGCGCTGATGGCCTTAATCTGGTCGATCGTCACGTACCAACGCGTCCTCAATGCCATGCGCGAGTATCTTCCACCTCAATTTCAAGACTTCGAGAGTTCGCGTTTTGCATTTTCTGTGTGGGCGCTGCAGCATCCGACGCCGCTGTCTGTGCAGGCGGAATACGTCAGATACCTCAAGGGATCTTGCGTGGCGGTTCTGTGCATCGCGCTGGCCCTCCTTTCATCCCATCAGACGATCGCTGTGATCTTCGGCTGCGTGTTTCTGACGGCTTTTGTCTACGGCGTGTTTTTGGCAATCAAGTCTGTGAAAATTTACGAGCAGAATTGCAAGCGGGCTCAAGCCCAGGATGATGAGCAGATACAATGAGCGATAAGGGCACTTATGGCGGATTCACTTATGGAATTCCTTGGTTAGGCGGATTGGGTGGCGGCCTGTACATGGACAATTCCGGGAGGCTCTATCCGCAACTCTATTACGGCACTCCTGGCTTCGGCGCATCGGCTGGATACACCAACGATTTGAGCGCCCTGCTGACCGGGCCATCAGCTGCAGGGAGCATCGGCAGGGGATGGATCAAAGGCAATGTAGCAACGGTGGGCACCGAGAACGGCATTGGGTTCGGCACGCCCGGCGTTGGTGTGACGTGGGGCTTCGGGCCGTTCGAGTCATCAAAGGACTACTCGCAACCATGGATAAAAGGCCTGATCGAAGATTCCGTTGATGGACCAGGTCTACCGAGCCCGCGTAAGGTTTGGGAATATGGCTACCCTGAGCCAGAGGGCGGGAAGAACCCGGAAACGGGCGCGATTCCTGTTCGACGTCTCGCGCGTGTGGATGCTTCAAACACTGGCGCTGCTCCCGCCTCGAGAAGCGCGTCAGCGCCGTATCCTTCTGCGGCGTTTAACGATCGATTTGGCGACTGGAGCGGACTCCCTGGCGATCGGCAACCGGTGCAGGCGAGCCGGCCGATCGGCGTGTTCGAAAATGAGCCCAACTCTTCCATGGCGTCGCCAATGCGAGGATTCGATGCTCGCAGTGACGCGAGGAGCGCGACAAGCAGCTCGTCCGGAGGATTGCTCGGCATGATCCAGGATTATATGCGCAACAATGCTTACTAGCGCCATTTGCTGCCCCGCGTTGGGCGCCTGCATACCGAACTGAAAGTTCAATCAAATATGCCCGTTCCCTTGCTAGCCCCGGCGCCACTCGCGCCGATGGGGTCTCTCGTCATGCATGACGTCACCATCGTCACCACGCGCAAGCTTGCGCAGGCGCGAGTGATGGGGGGCCGCCCGAAGAATTCGGCATCGAGCGCGGTGCGCGTAGCATCCGCGATTGCAATTATTGTTTTCATGAGATCGTGACCAAGACGGAGGCGCAGCTGATCGCCGAAGGCTTCGATGCCGGCCAGATCAGGGCGCTGCGGCCGCATACCGGCACGACCGAGATCGAGACGCTGGCGTGCGACACCGTGGAAGAGCACCTGTCCGCGACCGCCGGCGGCGGCAGCGCCAATTCGGCGGCGCGTCTCGTGCGCATCACCGAGCATTATGTGCGGATGGACTATGAGGGCTCGGGCCGTCCGTGCCTCTACCAGGTCATCACCGGCGGCGACCAGGCCGAGATCCTGCGCAAGGACGGCTCGGACTGTATGCGGCTAGGGGCAAGCCCGCCGAATTGAACTGTTGTCGGTGCGATCAGTATGACAGTATGATTGTGCTCAGTGATGTGTGCTCGCCGACGACTTCTTGCCTTGTAATGGAGCCGATAGCGGATGGTAGTCGGTTGGTTTCTGGAGTTGATTTGGTGGGGCGTCGGTTATGCCGTGGCACGACTGGTGCTGCCTCTTGTATCTTTCGGCAAAGTCCAGGTTGGGACTGCTCGCGACACCAGCGGGTTTGGTTGGCTGGGTTTGCGACGCATCGAAAATGGGCGACTTGAAATCGAGGCCACTTTCGCTGCCCTGATCGGCCTGGTGATTTTTTGCGCCGGGCTTGCAGCGGTTCTGTATTTTATCCACTGAGCGAGTGCATTTTCGTTCCTCGTATCAGAAACGAGCGGACGACGTCGCACCTTTGGGTGTGCTGCGCCGTGGCTGTCTGACACAACCGCTAAACCGCGCGTCCGAATTTTTGAATGTTCCACAATCCTCGATCAACGCTGCTCTAGCGAACCATCTGAGTTCGATCGACAGGGCTGTCGATCGACATTCGTAGGAAAAAGATATGGAGAGCGAATATGTCGCGACTGCCTACCAAGGTCGGAAAGGGAGCTGCGGTTTGGGCAGCCGCTCAAGCTATGGCTAACGAGATCATGAAGCTCGAGCTAAATCGCGATGAAGCGTATGTCGATCGCATAAAGCGAGAGCTCAATCTTCGCGGATTTGGGCAAGCGCGAGCGTTCTACGATTCGAATCCTGCCTAGTGGCAGAAGCTGTATGGTAGCGATCCTCTTAACTCGTCAAATCATCCCGCCTCGCCACCGAGCAGCTTGCTGCCACGGGATCCATCGGTGCACGACCGAGGCGACATATATCTTAATCCGAGACCAATGGACGCCGGGACGCATGGCCCGTTCGGGACTGGCGGACAATTCGTACCAGGTCCGGCTGCCTCGTCGCGACCGCTCTACGAGACGCGTTCGTTCACCGCGTCATCCGACGAAGCCGCGCGAGGTGCGGTCGATAATGGGCGGCCGGTACGACAGCTCGTCCGGGTGCCCGATGGAGGTAAGGCCCCGTCAGACGCCGAGGCGTCCACGGCCGCACCGATTCCCTTTGTGGATGGAACGATGCGGGCCCAGCAGGCGCTCGACAACTCGCTTCAAGCGCCCGGTGCGGCGCCTTGGAATCTCTCAGACCGCTTCGGCAGTTGGAACGGCCTTGGCGGTGTGTTCGGACCCCTGAGATAGATAAGCGAAGACCCGAGCCTGTCTGTGCGGCGCCGCTTCGGCCTACGCCCGCGGACTGCTCTTCCGCTCTGAAGCTATAGCGCTGCAATTGGCGCCCGGCGCGATCGAAAGTTCAATCAAACATGTCCATTCCCTTGCTGGCCCCGGCGCCACCCGCGCCGTTGGGGTCTCTCGTCACGCATGATGTCACGATCGTCACCACGCGCAAGCTTGCGCAGGCGCGGGTGATGGGTGTGCCGCCCGAAGAATTCGGCATCGAGCGCGGTGCACGCAGCATCCGCGACTGCAATTATTGTTTCCACGAGGTGGTGACCAAGACCGAGGCGCAGTTGATCGCGGAAGGTTTTGATGCCGGCCAGATCAGGGCCTTGCTGCCGCACAACGGCACGACCGAGATCGAAACGCTGGCGCGCGACACCGTGGAAGAGCATCTGTCCGCGACCGCCGGTGGCGGCAGCGCCAATTCGGCGGCGCGGCTCGTGCGCATCACCGAGCACTATGTGCGGATGGACTATGAGGGGGCGGGGCGTCCCTGCCTTTACCAGGTCATCACCGGCGGTGACCAGGCCGAGATCCTGCGCAAGGACGGCAAGGACTGCATCACGCCGTTCGACGAGATGCCGTTTGCCGCGACCACGCCTGTGCCGGTGACGCATCGCTTCTTCGGCCGGTCGATCGCCGACCTCGTGATGCCGCTGCAGCGCGAGAAGACCGCGTTGAAACGCGGGGCGCTCGACAATCTCTATCTGCACAACAATCCGCGCGTCGAGGTCGCCGAGCAGAATGCCGGGCCGAACACGCTGGACGATCTGCTGGTGTCGCGGCCGGGCGGCGTGGTCCGCACCAAGATTGCGGGCGGGCTCAACTGGCAGGTGGTGCCTGACATCACCACGTCGATCTATCCGATGCTGCAATATGTCGATGCCGAGATCGAGATCCGTACCGGGCTCGGCAAGCAGGCGCAGGGGATCGATGCCAACGCGTTGCAGAACCAGTCAGCCACCGCGGTCGCACAGGTGTTCTCGGCCTCACAGATGCGGATCAAGCTGATCGCGCGCGTCATGGCCGAAGGCGTGCGCGACATCTTCGCGCTGCTGCACGGCACCATCCGCAAGCACGGTCAGCGCCAGGAGACGGTGCGGCTGCGCAACGCCTGGGTCGACGTCAACCCGCGCAACTGGAAGACGCGCGACGACATGACCATCAATGTCGGCCTCGGTGCCGGCGGCAAAGCTCAGCAATTCGCCCAGACCATGGCAATCGCCAATGTGCAGAAGGAGCTGCTTGCCGGCGGTAAGATCAACCTGGTCGGCGACCGCCAGCTCTACAACACGGCCGCTGAGCTGACCCGGATCATGGGACACCGCAATCCCGACCAGTTCTTCAACGATCCCACGGCCGTCAATCCGCAGACCGGTCAGCTCCAGCATCCGCCGCCGGCACCACCGCAGCCGCCGCCTGATCCGAAGCTGCTGGCCGTACAGGCGCGGGCGCAGGTCGACACCGTGCTCGCCGCGCATCAGGCGCAGCTCCAGCAACAAAAGGCGCAGAACGACGCGATCCATCTCCAGGTCAAGACGCAAGGGGAGATCGAACTCGCCAAGATCAAAGCCGCCCTCGACGCCAAGATGACGGTACTGGAGACGCATCTGAAGGCGGCGATCGATGTAGGAAAAGCGCAGCGTTCATATCCGCCCGGCGCGCGGCAAGCGAGAGACGGCCACCACTACGTGCCGGACACGAGCCGTCCCGGCAAATATCTGCTGGTCGTTCACCATGGCTGATTATTCCCTGGTGCCGGTCGAGCATCAGCCGGACTTCGAGAATGCCTCCCTCGTTCCGGTCGACCACGATCCGTTCAGCGCCGATGGTGTAACGCAGCAGCCGCCAAGCCAACAAGCGCAGGTTCAACCGGCGCAGCCTCCGCCGCCGCAGCCGGCGACAGGAGTTGGCCGGCTCTATGTCGGTCCAGCAGCAAAGATCACGCAGGACACAGAGGAAGGCGAGTCCTGGGATCCGGACACCGAAAACAGCGATGCCGCCGCCCAAATCCAATCGACCGCATCGACACCTGCCCAAAGCAGGCCGGTTTATGATTTGTCAAACTTTCAGCCGCTCGGCGAGCTGAAGCCGGCGACCTTCACGCCCACACAGCAGATCGGGCATCGCGCGATCGACGCCCTGACAACTCTCGGCGTGCCGCTGCACAATGCCCAAGAGCTGGCGACGCGTATCGGCAAGTTGTTGAGCTTGACCCCGCTTGGGGTTGTCGGGTCGGCGCTTAACCTCATCGACGCGAAGCGCCGCGACGATTTCCCCGCAGGCGTTGAGGCTGCGATCGGACTGATACCAGGTGCGAAGGGCGTCGGGCGCGTCGCCGCCAAAGAAGTACGCGCGCTAACAAGCAAGGTTCGGCTCTCGCCGGCGTCCTGGGCGGAAGAAAAAGGATATTACGGTGTCGGAACGACTGCGAACGGCGGCCCCACGTTTGCAGGAACCCAGCATCTCTATCCCGCTGCACAGGGGCAGCGAAGCGTTGTGAGAATAAAACTCACCGGCAGCCGTAGAAATGACTCCAGGCATGCGAACGAGGAAGGTAAATTTGCTGGGACGCCGGAGGGATATAGGTGGCATCACGTCGACGACTTTGATCCGCTGAGCGGAGAGGCCACTCTTGAGCTTGTTTCGGAAAAAGCGCACAGCGCCACCTTGCGACATGTTGGTTCGGTTGCGCAGTATGCGAAGCATCATGGCATTCCGTATGGGCGTTGAAAAGGATAGGTAAATGGTTGTTTTCGAACGGACTAAACCGCCACTTTCTGAACTGGATATCAAGCGTGTAGAGAATCGCCTCGGTATTCGCTTGCCGCAGGATCTCAAGGAACACTATCTTCGGCACAATGGCGGAACGCCCCATCCTCAATTTTTCCCGAAGGATGGAGACGCATATGAGGTCAAGAAATTCTTGCCTATGAACATAGAAGACCCCATTGGAACTACCTTCGAAGACACCTACGTTATGATGGTGGATCAGACACCGGACTTTCCTCGGGGCGTCATACCGTTCGCGGACGATCCTTCAGGCGACATGTTTCTTTATAGTGTGAGGCCGGAGTCTTTCGGGAATATTATGTTCATTTCACATGAAGATTATGAAGACCCTGATCGATACATTCTGTTTCTCGCTCCAACATTGAAGCAATTTATCAATTCTCTCACTGAACTACCCGAGGGGTTGTAGTGGCAGTGGAGCTGCGCGGTCTACTGCGGGCAAGATCGTGATTGCGTGGCTGGACGCATCTAGGATGAAGGCACGCGAACCGAACGCCTGCTGAAGCAACTCCCTGCCGCACCAGCCGCCGCCCGATCCGAAGCTATTGGCCGTGCAGGCGCGGGCGCAGGTCGACGCCGCGCTCGCAGCGCATCAGGCGCAGCTCCAGCAACAAAAGGCGCAGAACGACGCGATCCATCTCCAGGTCAAGACGCAAGGGGAGATCGAACTCGCCAAGATCAAGGCCGCCCTCGACGCCAAGATGACGGTGCTGGAGACGCATCTGAAGGCGGCGATCGAAGCTGGAAAAATGCAGCGTTCATATCCGCCGGACGCGAAAGGCGAAAGACAGCCACCATTATCTGTCGGATCAGAACCGCCCGGCAAATATCTGCTGGTCGTTCATCATGGATGAGCACTCTCTGGTGCGGGGCGAGCATCAGCCCGACTTCGAGAATGCCAACCTGTCGGCAGTTCACCGCGCAGCCTTGCTGGCGAACATCTTGAAGAACTTCCAATGACAGATACCACCGTAAAGTATGTCGTAATCAACCACAACCCGGGGCCGTTGACGGTGATCGTGGAGCCTTGGGCGGAGGAGGTTGTTCTTTCGCCGGATTCTCAACTGTTGCTGACGGTCCTCTGCGACAGGGAAGGTGTGCTGGAAGTGGTGCCGAGCTCCAACTTCCTTACCGTGTGGGTTTGGACTGGGTGTCGAGCGAGTTTGCTTTGAATGGCCAGGATCTAACTTTGCCATGGCTTCTGAGGCCATCTCCCTGATTGGGTGGCCAGCGCGAGCGTTAGAGGAGACGGGTGATGGTCGTCGCGTATCATGTGCGTCGAGCGTTGCCTGGGTGAAGATGCAGGCGGGCCGGGACAGTACTTACGAAGATCAAGGCCAGGCCGGATACGAAGATCGCGCTTTTCAACGCGCGTCTGAACACGCTCGGTCAAGGAGCAGACGCTCCAACACGCTCAGGAGCAGTACCGGATCGATGTTGCCCAGAGGACGCTCGATCTCGCGGCATCCGCGCGCCACGATATGAAGACGCGACGACCGAACAACCAGGAGGAACCATGTCTGACGAGAGAACACTGGAGAGGGCGGCCGCGCGTGCGGCTCGAGCCGAGGCGCTGCTCGACGAGGAATTGCTGAGCGAGTCCTTCGATACCCTTGAGCAAAGCTATGTAGCGGCCTGGCGCGCCACCACGGTGGAGGATGCGGTGGGGCGCGAAAAGCTCTTCCTCGCCATTAACATCGTCGGCAAGGTGCGCGATCATCTCGCGGGCGTCGTCGCGAACGGCAAGCTGGCGCGCGCGGAGCTGAAAGAACTCGCCGAGACGGCTGAGCGGCGGAAGCGGTTTGGGATCATTTAGGTGTTGCAACCGAAGCGAGAGTGGTGGACAGTGTTCCTTGTTTGTTCCGGAGGGAGCGCGCGACCACTCTGCAATTCGTCGATTGTCGTCGCGCCGCGAGCCAATGCAATAGTCCCGCGACAGGGTTTGTAAGAGGCATTGGAGCTTGAGAATGTTGCAGATCAGAAGCGCGGTCTTTCGTTCGCTGACAGGACTGCTCTCGTTCTGCACTTTCACTATCTTTCTTTTCGGTCAGTCAGGCGCCCGGGAGGACTTGTTCGACAAGGAGGCATTCCATCGCGCGGCTGACTATTGCCGTAGTGCTGTCGTGCGCCCCATCGCGCTCAGCGACGACCAGGCAACCCTGTGTCTCGACGGCTGGATCGAGAAGGATGCTGACATATCGCAGGCGAAGAACCTGAAGGAAGGCGGTCTCTTCGTCGTTCGAAGCGCCGGTGGCGACATAGCGGCCGCACTTGCTCTCGCCACTGTGCTGCGTGAACGACGTGCAGTGGTCGTTGTGTATGACCAGTGCCTGTCGAGCTGCGCCAATTATCTTCTGATCGTTTCGGATCGGAGCTATGTGCTGAAAGGCGCCCTGGTCGCATGGGACTACGAGAGCAGCGATCCCGCGCTTCCATCATGCGCCAAATTTGCGATGGAAAAGACGCGAGATGGAGATTACCGCCTGCAGCGCGGCTCTTGTCAGCCTTTGTCGGCTGACGAGGCTCAATGGCGAGAGACCTTGCTGGCCCAGGCCGGGTTTTACAGAGAGCGCATGGTCGATCCGTACTTTGAGCCGCCACCGGACAAGCGCTATTTGCGAAAGGTCGTCAAATCCCTCTATCCTGATAGTCATGCTTACCACCATATCGGATGGACTCTTCACGCCAGATACTTCGCGCGATTGTTCAAGACCAGGATTGTCTACGAGTCCTATCCGGAGGGGCAGGCCGAGGTGGACGAGATGGTGGCACGGCTGCGTCTCGACATGAGGGTGATTTACGATCCGTAGACCGGGCACTCGCTCGACGGCGGCGTGAACCAACCCGCTTTCCATCCCATGAATTAGAAAGCGTGACGTTTGGATGAATGAGCTACCGACCGACAGCGATCGACAGAATTCGATCCCCGACTATTCCGGCTACTATATGCCTGGCCTGTCTCGCGCCAGACGAACGCGCATCCTCCTCCTTCGACTGCAACACAACCGTCTTCAACTTCGCTAGCTAGCCGATCTCATCATCGACCGCATTCGGCGCCTTCCACGCAAGACTCGAGTCAAGTTCAATCCTCTGCTTTCGATACGGGATCTGCACCGGTATCGTTCAAGCCCACGGCCAGGCTGACGCCGCGCAACGGCGCCAATCAGGTTAACCATCATAATCAGGCCGACCCCGCGTGATCCGCGCGGGCGCCCGGCGGAGACGTCTCGCGGCCCCGCGAACCGGAAACCTAAATTTCCGCGCGATCGCGTGAGCGAGAACAGAAGACGCCAGCAACTCAGGCCGCGGTTCTAGGAAAGGCGCAGCGACATCGTCGCGCTATCGGACGAGCACGGCTCTCACAAGGAAACATCGATGACTCTACCGACCTCAACCTTCGTCACCTACTCTGCAGTTGGCAACCGCGAAGACCTCAGCGACATGATCTATCGCATCGATCCCGTCGACACGCCGTTCATGAGCGGCGTCGACAAGGAGAAGGCGACCGCCGTCAACCACGAATGGCAGACGCAGGCTCTTGCCGCCGCCGACAACTCCAACGCCCAGCTCGAAGGCGACGATCCCAACACCAACACGACCACGCCGACTGTCCGGCTCGGCAATCTCTGCCAGATCTCCTACAAGGTCGCGCGGGTCTCAGGCACGCAGCAGGCGGTGGACCACGCCGGCCGCGACAATGAGCTCGCCTATCAGGAGATGCTGAAAGGTCTCGAGCTCAAGCGCGACCTCGAAACCATCCTGTGCGGCACCAACCAGGCCAAGGTCGCCGGCAACACCACGACGCCGCGCAAGAGTGCTTCCGTCCTCTCCTGGGTGTTTTCGAACACTTCGAAGGGAACGGCCGGCGGCGCGGCGGATCCGGCGGCTGCCGACGGCACCGGCACGCGGACGGACGGCACCCAGCTCGCCTTCACCGAGGTGCGCCTGAAGACCGTGCTGTCCTCGATTTGGAGCAATGGCGGCAAGCCCGGCACCATCATGACGGGCGCCTTCAACAAGCAGGTGTTCTCGACCTTCACTGGCCGCTCCACCGCGATCGAGGAGTCCAAGTCGAAGAAGATCGTCGCATCCGTCGATGCGTATGAATCCGATTTCGGCAAGCTCAAGGTGGTCGCCAACCGCTTCCAGCGTCCGCGCGACGTCCTGGTGCTCGAGATCGACAAATGGGCGGTGGCCTATCTCAACGGCCGCAACATGATCTCGATCCCGTTGGCCAAGACCGGAGATTCCGACCGCCGGCAGATCCTGGCCGAATACGCACTGGTCGCCCGCAACGAGAAGGCCTCCGGCGGCGTGTTCGACAACACCACCTCCTGAGCGATCAGGATCATCCCTTTCATCTCGGGGCAGCCTTCGGGCTGCCCCATTTTTTTGGAGAGCCAAGATGTCGCTTCCCGGCAATCGCCCCCTCAACACCGCCGATCTCACGGCCTACACCCCGTCCTGCGGCGCGAGCCCCGTCGCTGCCTATGTCCGCGTTCCCTTTCGCTGCCGCGTGCTGAAAGTCGCCGGCATTCTGGGCGGCGCGATCACCACCACCGACGGCACCGTCACTGTCTCGGCCAATGCGGCGACGTTGGCAGCCTTTACCGTGACGCAGGCGGGATCGGCCGCGGGCCAGTTGTTCTCGGCCGTGCCGCCGTCACCGACCTATCTCAACGAGGACGACGTGATCGTGCTGACGCCATCGGGCGCCTCCGGCACGACGATCCCCATGCATTTTTCGATCTCTTTGAGGACCGCCTGATATGGCATTCTTCTCCAAGCAAAACTCCTCGCGCGTCGGGCCCACCCAGACGGTCGCCTATGACGGAAGCGTCGGCGCGACTAACGCTTTCGGATCGGAAACCTATCAGGTCCGCCTGGTCGCCAACTCAGGCTGCTGCTACCGGATCGGCGATGGCGCGCAGACCGCGACCATTTCCGATTCCTATCTGCCGGCCAACGCCGTCGAATACGTCACGGTCAGTCCCGGCCAGCGCATTGCCGCGCTGAAGGCCGCGACCAACGGCCTGGTCACGGCGACCGCCGGCACGCTGTGGGTCACGGAGATGTCGTGATGGACGGTGTCCTGATCAGGCCTCATCTCGACAGCAACGGCCGCGAGCTGGCGATCGAGCATGTCCAGGACGTGGCGCCGATCCTGGAATGGAACAGACACGCGCGCCAGGGCGAGCAGCACGGCGATTGGGGGCGGCACGTCGCCCGCATTCCCAACGTCATCTACCTCCAATGGCTCAACGAGGAACATGCGAGGGGCAACACCTCGCTACGGCTGTTGACGCCCGAATTCGACGCGATCGTGCAGCGGAAGCTCGACGATCCCGAATGGGCCTATCTGCGAACCGACAGGCCGAGATTGCAAGCCGGCTGGTCAGCGGAGCTCAAATGACCCAGATAACCGATTACACGTCGCTGCAAATCGCGGTGACCGAATATCTCGCGCGCGACCAGGACACGACGCTGATCGCGCGGATCCCGACGTTCGTCCAGCTCGCGGAAGCCAAGTTCAACCGTCAGCTCTTCGTGCGGCAGATGGAGCAGCGGGCGACCGCGCTGGTCGATCTCGGCTCGAACGAGCCCGAGTTCATTTCGCTACCCTCGGATTTCCAGTCCATGCGCAGGGTTCGGCTGTCAAGCGTGACAGGGAAGCCGTGCCTCGAGTTCAAATCGGGGACACAAATGGACGAGTATCGTTTTGCGACGTCCGACGTTGCCGCGAAGCCACGCTACTTCACCGTATTCGGCAACGAACTGGAACTCGCGCCGACTCCGGACGCGGCCTACACGATCGAAATGGTCTACCGGCAGAACGTCCCGGCGCTCGCGTCGAGCGGAACCAACTGGCTGCTGACCATGGCGCCTGACCTGTATCTCTACGGTGCCCTGCTGGAGTCCGCGCCGTACATCAAGGAAGACGCGCGCATCCAGACCTGGGGACTCGGCTTCACGTCGGCGCTGGGCGATCTCAACAATCTCGGGCTGACATCGACCTTTAACGCCGGGCCGATGACGGTGCGCGTTTCCGGACAGGTCATCTAGGAGGGCAATATGGCAAGCTTCAACAAGTTCTACTGCTTCGCACAGGACGTCGCGAACGCGCTGCACGACATGAAGACAGGCACGGCGCAGGTCTACAAGGTCTATCTGACCAACACGGCGCCGGCGGTTGCCAACACCGTCTACAACGCGCCGGCAGATCTCGCGGCCGGCAACGGCTATGTCGCGGGCGGCAACAGCGTCGGTACGATCACGGGCGCGCAGACGACCGGCACCTTCAAGTTTGTCGGCGGTACCGATCCGGCATGGACGGCATCGGGCGGTTCGATTGGGCCGTTTCAATATGCCGTACTCTACAATTCGACCTCGTCGACCAAGCCGCTGATCGGCTGGTGGGACTACGGCGTCGCCATTACGCTCACCAACGGCAACACCTTCACCGTCGATCTCGACCAGACCAACGGCATTCTGACGATTACCTGACATGGCAGCTTTTCTCGACGTCTGCAGATTCACGCCATCGGCCGGCGGCACTACCGACTGGACCTACGCCGTGGCTGCCACGGGCTATCAGAGCCCTGCCGCCGCAGGTGTGGTCAATGGCCGGCTTTACAAATATCGCGCCGAAAGCGCCGACCTCAGTCAGTGGGAGGTCGGCGAAGGTGTCTACAACACCTCAACAGGCGTCTTGGCGAGAACGACGGTTCTGTTCAACTCGTCCGGTACCTCCACGAAAATCAACTTCTCCACGACGCCGCAGGTCGGCATCGTCGCGCTCAAAGAAGACCTGATCTCGGTCGAGGAGAGCAATCGCTTCACGGCCACGCAAAAGGCCCGCGCTCGCGCCAACCTCGATGTTTTGAAGAAGAACTACGTCATCAACGGCGGGATGCAAATCTCGCAGGAGAATGGCGCCACGGCGTCGGCAACATCGGGTTATTACGCCGCAGATCAGTGGCGAAACGATTTCAGCAACGGCGGTACGATCAGCTTTGGGCAAATCTCGCCGAGCTTCACACCAGGCGGCTCTCCGTTTCGCATCAGAACGACTGTAACAGCTGCTGACGCTGCGGTTGTGGCCGCGGATTATTCCATCATCTCTCAAAGGATCGAGGGAGTTCGATGTGCCGATCTAGCGTTCGGGAGCTCTGCTGCAAAAGGGGTCACAATTCAATTCGGTATCAAGGCTCCAGCCGGAACCTATTGTGTCGCGCTGCGCAACGCAACGCCAAGTCGTATCATCGTTGGTGAATACACGATTGCAGCTGGCGAGGCCAACACGGACGTTGTCAAGAGTGTTACGTTTGCAGGCGACATCTCCGGAACGTGGGCGCTCGGCAACTCCACCGGTATCGAACTTATCTTCGTCCTGATGGCGGGTTCGAGCTTCCAGCAGACCGCCAACACCTGGGCTTCTGCTGGCAGCACTTTCGCAACCTCGAACCAGTTCAACCTTATGGGTACGAATGGCAATGTGTTCGAGTTGTTCGACGTCGGCATATACGAAGGTGATGCTGCTCCATCGTTTCAGCTGCCGGACTTTAGCGACGAGCTGGACCGTTGTCAGAGGTATTGGGAAAAGAGCTACGATTACGCGACGGCGGTAGGAACGGCGACCAACAACGGCGTCAGGGGGTCGTTGCAGAATTCCGCCCCGGCGGCCTATGGCGCGGGCACGTTCCTCATACGCAAGCGAACGGCTCCAACTGTTACGCTATATTCGCCCAACAATGGCGCGAGCGGGAACGGTTTTGACAGCACCAACCGCGCTGCCAGCGCGGCTAATGTTGGCGAAACACAGTTCATGATCGTCAATGTATTCGGCATAGCCAGCACACCAATTCTCTACCACTACACCGCCAACGCGAGGCTGTAAGTGTCACTCCTCGGATTTGACGCCGTCGGGCGCCATGCGCTCGGGCAGTTGCCGACGCTTGGGCCGACCAATACGGTTCTGCTCACGGTCACGAGCGCCTATGCGGTTGCAGGGAAAAGCGCGGCCTTTCAGGCGATCGGAGCCAGCATCGCCGGCATGTCTGCGATCTCCGGCAATATGGCGATCTTGAGCACTATGCTGTCTGCCGCGGCAGGCAGTTACGTCACGACCGGAAACGCAGCCCTGTTCGCGCGAGCGCTCACGGCAAGTCCGGCCGGTTACACAGTGGGCGGGCCGCCCAATACGGCCGCCATGCGAATGGCTTCTCTGACCGGCGCCTATCTCTTCACAGGCAACGTGATGTCGATGGCCACATCGGCCGCCCTCGGCACGGGAGCCTATCTCGTCAGTGGCTATTCTTCGAGCTTCGCAAGAGATTTCGAAGCATGGCTTCCGCTGCCATTCGATTCCGACACCTGGATCGGCACTGTGATCGAAGCCGAAGCCTGGACGCCGAAGGATCATGCCACCGCGGCCTGGATTGCAAAAGCCGAGCCATCCGACCCGTGGACGCCGGCGACATCTCAACCTGAGTCATGGACGATCGAATAACCGGACGACAAAACAATGCCGCTTCTTGCCTATGGCGAATATCGCCCCGACGTCAGCGACTATGAAGGCCAAGCCACGCGCAACATCCTCAACGTGATTCCGCGGGGCGATGGCTACGGGCCGTTTCCATCCTTTTCCGCCTACACCTCGGCGCTTCCGGCGCCATGCCGGGGCGCCTTCTACGCGCTGAAATCCGACGGGACGGTCGTCACCTTCGCCGGCACGAGCACCAGGCTCTATCGGCTCAACAACATCGATTTTACCTGGGGCGATGTCTCCAAGGGCGCTTCGTCCTATTCAGCGCTTTCGGCGACCGCGCAATGGCAGTTTGCTCAGACCGGTAATTTCGTCTTCGCGACGCAAGCCAATGCGGTGTTGCAGATCTTCGATCTCTCGTCGTCGACGACTTTCGCCGACGCGTTGGGTACGCCGCCGCAGGCGGCCTATATCAGCGTGGTGGGGCGCTTCGTGGTGTTGTCAGGACTGCTGTCGACGCCGTACCGGATCCAGTGGTCCGGGCTGAACAATTTCAATGCTTCCGATAGCTGGACCAGCGGCATCAAGTCGTCGGACTTCCAGGATTTTCCGGACGGAGGCATCGTGCGCGGCGTCGCCGGCGGCGAATCCGGTATTGTCTTCCAGGATCAGGCGATCCGGCGCATGTCCTACGTGCCGGGTTCGCCAATCATCTTCCAGATCGATCGCATCACCCAGGACAAGGGCCTCTACGCCCCGTACTCGATCATCCGCGCCGGCGAGCGCATCTTCTTCTACGCCGGGCAGGGCTTTCACAAGATCGAGCCCGGCGGCGTGCCGCAGCAGATCGGGCGCGAGAAGGTCGATCGCAGCTTTCTCGCCGATCTCGACAAGGGTAACCTCCAGCTGTTCATGGGGGCCGCCGACCCGCGCTCGACGCGGGTCTACTGGGCTTACAAGTCGGTGTCCGGTACGGTCGGCGCGTTCGACAAGCTGCTCGGCTACGACTTTCTGCTCGACCGCTTCTTTCCGGTGTCGGTGACGGGCGAGTATCTGCTCGGCATCTCGCAGACCGGCCTGACGCTGGAGAACCTCGACAGTATCTCCTCATCGCTCGATGCACTGACGCTGAGTCTCGACGCCTACGCGACCGCGGTTCAGCCTGAGATCGCGCAGTTCTCGAACGCGAATGTGCTCGGCTTCTTTCGTGGTCCCAGTCTCGAGGCGACGCTGGAGAGCGCGGAGCAAGGCACAGACGAGAACCGCATCACCATCCGTGGTTTCCGCCCGGTCACGGATGCCGCAACGCTGTTCGGCTCGGTATCCTGGCGCGACACGCCGGCCGCAGTGGCAACGCCAGGTGCGGAAGTTCTCGTCAACGCGCGGACCGGCCGTTGCGATCTCCGACGCGACACCCGCTATTCCCGCTTCAAAGTGCGCATCCCGGCCGCGACATCGTGGTCGTTCTGCGCCGGCATCGTCCCCGACCTCTCACCCAACGGCACATTATGACCGCTTACGTTCCTGGCATCACCGAGACCGACCTGAAGAAGATCGTGCTCGCGATCCAGCAGCTCGCAGCGGGAAGATCGAACGCCGTGGGCAGCGTGACGCTGGCTGTGGGAGCATCGAGCACCACGGTGACTACGGCGAATTGCGCGGCGGGTTCGGTGCCGATCCTGGTGTCGGCGTCCGCGAATGCGGCGACGGAGGTTGGGAATGGGACGATGTATGTGAGTGCGGTCGCCAATGGCGGGTTCACGATCTCGCACGCGAACTCCGCGACGGCGGGGCGGACGTTTTTGTACGCGGTGGTGGGGTGAGTTTTCCTAAGGTTTAGGCCCGTTTCAAGAATCCGCTCTGGCAAACCCAAACTGTCGAACGATCATCCATATCGTAAGAACGCGTCGACGCACCGCAGGGCAATATCACCCTCATTTATGCTTGTGACGAAAACCTAGAAAGAGAGAGACAAATTCATGGCGAACCAAGATTTACGTGACTCTCAATTTGGCGCGGAACGATATCGCAATACGCGGGATTGGCTTCAACCAATGCTACTCTCGTTGCGAGACAACACCAGTGCGCCGCGCGGCTCTGTCAAGTCGAGTGCTGCTGCTCCCGCCGGCTTACTCGGTGAGTATCTTTCCCAAGAGAACGGGCTCCCTCGCACAAATGCGTTTCCTGAAGCTGGCAGTGAAGCTTCGCCCGCTCCTGATCCAAATTTCAGACAGCTTTCGAAGATCTCGTTACAGCAACCACAACACGTTGGCCTACGCAACGAGCCGCTTCCAGCTACTCCTTTTGAAGAAAAGGTTGGATTCAATAATGGACGCAGCGCCGGGGAAGACGGCGGGTCGAATGCTGGACGTGCGCCCGTGGTAGCCGGATTCGGGCAGATTGCGCGGCCCCTTCCTTGGCCACCGTTTGGCCCGGTGACTCCACTTCCAAAACCTCAATTGCCAGAGTGGTGGCGGACGCTGGGAGATCTTCTACGAATTTATCCGATGGTTGGTTCTGGCCGTTTTCGTGGCGGCAATGATGACAATGATGAGGATTGCGTGGAGCGGCACGGCAAAGAAGAGAGCCGCTGCTTCCAACGATACAGTCAGGGCGAGTATGCGCACCCGGATTTCTTGAGTGCTTGCAAGGAACGTGCATCGAATCGACGGAATCTCTGTGTCGGAAACGGCGGAAAACCCAGAGCTGACGAGCCCAAAGAGTGGAGCCTGAAAGACGAGGAGGTTTATCGCAACTTCGGTCGATAGAGTGCCAGACCGGCTGGTTTCCTATTCGATCCTGCATCGGAGTTCGATAGCGTAAGAGACCGTTCCCTAGCTTAGTCCGTAAAAAGATAGTTGCGACTGTTCTCATTATGTTCTAAGAAGGTGCTCTCCGCGCTGCAAGAGGAGGGGGCAATACAATTCAGCGGCCCAGAATGGGAATTCACACTGTGGATTCGGGGGCTACGGAAAATGAGGCCTCTTAGTCACATCATCCATCTTGTTGCGGAGGGCCGCGAAAGAGCTGATGGCGATGAACGTCGCTTTCTTAGCGCTGAGCTCGTTATGCTATTGCGGGAGGGTAATCGAGACCTGGAAGCGTTGAAGATACTCGACGACATGCTAGTCAGTTATCCTGACGATGTTCGGCCGGCGATCAATAAAGCGAACATTCACTTTTATTCGTTCGATCAACCCGAGGAATCTCTGAAGTGGATCGATATTGCGCTGGGACGTGCTTATCGAACGAGTTTCTTTCGTAGGGAAGCTCTAGGAGACAAGGCCCGGATACTACTGAAGCTCGGTCGCGGCGACGAGTTGTCCGATGTTCTCGAAGAAATCATGTCGCTTCAAATGGTGAAGAACATACCCGATGTCGGCCGCGAGCGCGATTTCGTCGACCGGGCAGCGCCCGGGCTCATTCGAAAGAAAGTCTTGGACCGCTACAACGAGTTTCGGCCAAAACGTCCAGGCGACAGTTCGGCCGATGAACCGCCGGAGTATGAACCGCCTACCGATGCAATGTGACGTCATGGAGCGAGCTCTAGGCGCAGGTATTGCTTCTGTTCTTGCCATGGTTTCGAATTACTACAGGTCGGATCTATCGTTTTCCTCATCATTCCCATCGGGGGATCTAAGTGGTCTCTGATCATCCCGACATCGATGCGCCTCCCCTGGACCCTTTCGGCGAGGCCGCAGCGGATGAGCAGTCGGAGTTCAGCGCACGATGCCTGGCGTTCGTCGCTCCTTTCCTCTTGAAGGGCAATTGGGAGCTAAAGCGAGAGCTGGTCACGCGTAGCTCAGAATGGGGACCTATATGGCGAGGCGACTACGCAATTGCGGATCTGGCTGGGCCGCATTTGATCAACCGGATCATGTGCTGGGAAGGTGCGGATGGGCAGCTGCTCCTCGAGATAGCGGTCGGCCAGCGGATCGTGCCATTGCAGTCCACTCCGCTGGGCGGTCCCGGCGATGGGCACGGATGAGGAACGCGTCAGCACTGGGGGCTTCTTCCCCGCCGTAACCGACACGGCGATGCTGGTGTTTTGAGCGCGACACGTCGATTGCGGTCGCTGGCAACCGGGCGATGTATGGACCACCGGCGCGAGCGGTGTATTGACGCGCATGCATGCGAACTCGTCCACGACGAAGCGGACGTTTTTGCATGCTGCGATGGCGACATATCCGGTGCGCAGCATGAACTGTTATCGTGGGTTGGACTGAGTTGATCCCGCGGACAGCGACGCTTCGGATGGGCGGTTCGCTCCTCATCTCCTCTATCCGGTATTCTGGAGTAGAAGAATGTCGGGCACATCCGATTTCCGCTCGGATCGGCGGGCCGTCAGCACAGAACTCGTCTGCGTCAATCCAGACTACGTGCATGAGATATGGCCGTCCGTCGCTCCGCTCCTGAAGAAGGCGATTGTCAAGACGGGGCTGTCGGAGTTCGCGACGATTGAGCGAGACATTCTCGATGGTGCTTCGCTCCTCTGGGTCGGCTGGAACGGCCAAGCCATCGAGGCCGCTGCATCGACGAGCCTCCAGCAGACCGAGGCGGGCAAGGTCTGCGTCATCACGGCATGCGCCGGCGCCGGCTTGACGCGCTGGCTATCTCTGATCCGCGGTATCGAGACTTACGCCGCCGCGGAGGGCTGCCGGTGCGTGCGCATCTTCGGGCGGAAAGGCTGGGCACGCATTCTCGAAGGATACGAACAAACTCACGCGATCATCGACAAACGCTTGCGGTAGAGACGTTGAAGCCTTCCGCGATGCGCCTGAACGCAGTTCGCACGTCTCTCGCGACGGCCGACCACACACAAACCACGCAAAGGAAAATCGTCCATGGGCGGACAATCCACTTCCACGCAGACCGTGCAATCGCAGTCAGCACCCTGGGCTGCCGCGCAGCCGACGCTGCAAACAATGTTGGGCCAGATCGGCACGGGGCTCAACAACACCGGCCTGACGTCAGCGGAGAACTCCGCGCTCGATACGCTGCGGAATAACGCTGCGTCGGGCAATCCTTATGCGGGCCAGATCGCAGGTTACGCGCAATCGCTGCTCAACGGCGGCGGTGCCACCGCGCAGGCCGGCAATGTGCAGGATAACCTCGCGGCCTACCGCAACTCACTGACGCCCTACGCGAGCGGCAGTCTGGTCGGCAGCAATCCGGCGCTCATGGCGCAGCTTGCGCAGATCCGATCGGATGTCGGCGATTCCGTCAATTCGCAGTTTGCCGCCGCGGGCCGCGACTTCAGCGGCGCCAACCAGATGGCTTATGGAAGGGGCGTCGCGGCGGCCGAGGTGCCGGTGATCGCCGCGCAATACAACCAGGATGTCGCCAATCAGATTGCATCTGCGGGCGCTCTCTACAACGCCGGCAATACGACGGCCAATACGCTGACCCAGATGCAGCAGAGCGACCTCGCCAATCGTGGCCAGGGTGTCACTGCCGCGCAATCGGCACTCGATGCCCAGAACTACGGCGCCAACGCGACTCTGGCAGAGGAAGCGCAGCGGCGCGGCATTCCGGTGCAGGCGTTGAGTCTGCTCGCGCAGCTCGGCGTGCCGATCGCGCAGCTCGGAACGCAGGGCAACAGCACGACGACGGGAACGCAGGAGAAGTCCGGCGTTGATCAGTTTGCAACAATTGCAAGCGGAATCAGCGGCCTGGTCAATGCCTTCAAACCCAAATAAGGAGTCTGGATATGACGGTCCAAACCGACGCGGAGCTGACCGGGGCCGCTTTCGACCTGGTCAATGCAGGTTATGCGGCAATGCCGGATCCGGGCAGAGAGGGAGAACGCCAGCCGATCGACAGCGACAGTGCGTCGCTGCGCGATGTCGCCGACCGGCGACCCGATTCACAGCCGGAAGTCATCGTCAGACAATATACCAACGCCGAGGGCAAGCCTGCTGCCGCAAATGAGGCTGTAACCCTCGCGCGAGCCGCGCGGGATTATGCAAGTGCAACGGCCGGCGACAAGCGGGTCGCCGAGGCCGAGTCTTCGGAGGCGCTTGCCGCAAGGATCGACGCACTGCGTGCGGAAGGAGCCGCCAACGATCCCGAAGCGCCCGAGTTCTACGGCTTTGAGCAGCCGAAGGACAGCGACGGGCGTGACGAGGAAGCCGCAGCCCCGGCAGATGCGGCGCAACATCGAGGTGAAAACGCTGCCGAGCTTGATCCGGATATCGAGCAGCTCATGCAGCATCCGCAGGTGCGGCTGGCGCTCGAGGAAAAGGTAGGCGAGGTCGAGCGCGCCCGGCGCAGCTATGCCGAAGGGCTTGATGCGGCGATGCAGATCGCGCACGCGAGCTTTGTCAGCCAGTTTCCTGAATTGGCCGGCCTGGCGCCGGAGCGGCTTCCGGAAGCCCTGGCGCAAATAGCGCACCAGGATCCCGCAAAGCTGGCGCGCATCCAGGCGATCGTCGCGGGAAGCGAGCAGTTGCGCGCCCGGCAGAATGAGGAGATGCGGCGGACGGCCGATGCCTCGCGGCGCAACTTTCAAAGCTATGCGAAGGCAGAGGACGCCCGGCTGGAGACGTTGCTCAAGCAAGAGACGAGAGACGTCAGGCAGGCCGTGGCGCAGGAGATCATGGCGTCGGCCAAGGCCAGCGGCATCGAACCGGAGGAAATGCAACGTCTCTTCGACAGCGAGCCATTGATGCGCAACGCGACGTTCCAGCGCATGATGTACGACGCCGGGAAATACCGGCTGATGATGAAGGCGAGGGACGCCGTCACGGCCAAGCCAATGCCGCCGGTGCAGCGGCCGGGCATGGCGACGAGCCGCGGTGAACGCGATCAGCACGATCTGCGCGCGTTGAGCGCGCGGCTGTCCAGTTCGGGCGATCTCAAAGACGCGTTTGCACTCTACCAGGCGAAGACGGCTGGTCGACGGTGAACTCCTTGTTCCAGAAAACTCTCGTCGAACGGAAAAATGTGCCTTTTCCGGCTCTGAAGTGAGACGTTGTTCAAACGGGATAGGATATCCACGCCGTTGACTCGCGCCGTCCGACTCGATCGACCCGCCGCCGGCGCCGGAACGAGCTGTACCTCAATCCAGATCTGTTCGCCCGCACAATGAAGACTCTTCCCCGGCCGCGACAAGAATGGTCGATTTCCATCGACCGGTGGAGGCGCCACGGGCAGCTGGATGACCAGGCCCGAGCGGGGCATCGCGCCACCAATATTCTTCCCGTTTTAGGGAAGCCACCGCCGATCTTCTCGCCGCACTGACGAGCCGATCGAACTGGATATCGCAACATGAAAGCGCACCATGAACGAGGACGACAGGAATTTCATTGAACGCGCCGAGTCCATCACCGGCAATCTCTATGGAGAGCCGATGTCGCGGGATCGGATCGCGGAGAACTTTGCGCTCTACGGACTGAAGAAGCGCGTGGCAGCACTGGAGAGGTTCGATGCCGAACTGGGCGGCGAGATCGACTCCAGCCTCCACAATTTGCGAAGGCGTATCCAGCTCGTCGATATACGCCGGCGCATGGGCGATCTCCACGAGGCGCTGCGCAAAGCCAGGCGATGACCCATCCATTGCTGACCGCGCTTGCGCAGGCGCGACTGCGCGATGCGCCGATATTCGTCAAATGGTGCGAGCTGAACGGCGTGACCGCCTGTCCGGCAGCGCCTGCGTCGGTGGCGCGTTTTGTGGCCGACTGCGCGTCGCTTGGCATGAGCCGGCTCTGGCCGGCGGTGCAGGACATATCGCGGATGCACGTGTCATTGGGCCTCGCCGATCCCACCCTGGGCGGCGCGGCCGCAACCGCGATGAGCACGATTGCTGCCATCGCGCCGCCGCGGTCCTGGCCGGGAGCATTCAAGCGACGGTTCGACACGCTGCCCTACGACATCCAGGTTCATCTCGCCTCGCACGAAGCTCAACGGGAACGCGCACTCCGGCGTGCGCAAAACGATTCAGCCTCCGCTCGCCAGAAGCTGGCGGCATTCGAGGCTCAAACGAAGGACGAAAAGACCAATGGCAATGAAGCAGCAGCGCGTGACAAGGATTGAGGAGCGGATCGCCGAACTGCGCGCCGAAATCGACGGCATCATCGATGCGCGGGTGGCCCGGATCGCAGGCGAGAGCCCCGGCGTCCCCGCCGGCGTGATCCGCAACCTCCTCACGGCGAGAGCGCCGTCCTGTCGCTGCGCGCAGTACATCGAGCTGTGCGGCAGAGAGACGAATGCGCCGGACTGACGGCTCCCAGTAACAGCCCGAACTACGCGGCAGCGCTCGATGGTGTCGCCTCTTCACATCAAGGAGACAGGATGACTCTCTATAAATGGTCCCAAACGGCGTCCGCCGACGCCACGGCAGACTCGACGATCAACTGGGCCGAGGGACAGTCCCCCTCCAGCGTCAACGACTCAGCGCGGGCGATGATGGCGGCGATTGCCAAGTACCGCGACGACCTCGCCGGCGCGATCGTGACGACCGGCACCAGCACAGCCTATGCGGTCGATAGCTATCAGGGCTTTCAATCGCTCGCGCAGTTGAACGGCCAAGTGATCGCATTCACGCCGCATGCGACGAATGGCGCGACGGTCACGATCAATGCCGATGCGCTCGGCGGGAAGCCGCTGCGAACGGCGCCGAATGTCGAGCTGCCGGCCGGCGTCCTGATCCAGGGCACGCCCTATGTGGCGCTCTACAACAATGCAGACCAAGCGTTCTACCTGCATGGCTTGTTCGGTAATCCATACGTCGTTCCGATGGGGGTAGCGCTGGATTATTTCGGCACGACTGCCCCGAACAGTTCATTCGCTCTGGCCTATGGGCAGGCGATATCGCGCACCACATATGCCGCGCTCTTTGCCCTTGTCGGTACCACGCATGGCGCTGGTGATGGTACCACGACATTCAATATTCCCGACCTTCGCGGACGCGTCGTCGCCGGCAGGGATGATATGGGCGGCTCTGCGGCTTCTCGCCTATCCTCAACCTATTTCGGCGGTACGGCAACGAACTTAGGTGCAGTTGGTGGCGCCGAATCCAATAACGTCATTTTGACCCATAATCACGGCATCACCGATCCCGGACACACTCACACCAACTCGACCACCCAAGGTCAATCGACCGTTCAAGGCAACTTTCTATATCGGGGCTCAGCGAACTTGGGAACCTTTTCCCCTACCACCATCGATAATGCGACGACAGGAATAACGATCAACAATGCAGGTAGCGCATCGGCGCACAATATCGTCCAGCCTACGATCATCGCGAACAAGCTGCTTCGCATCATCTAAGATGCGGAGCATCCCTTCCTGATGGCATTTTCCAGGGCCGGAACCCATACTCGATATCCCGATGGCAGATAGTGGATATTATCTGCCATCATCGATCCGGATGGTACCTGCGGGGCAAGGAATTTGATGTTGCGAGCTGTTGCGGCGGCGGCAATCTCTCGGTTCGTCACCGCGTCTGATGTCACAGAAACCACCACGGGCGGAAGTGTCGCCAGCGGTTTAACAGCATCAATCAGGGCGCCGAAGTCCCTTTTGACGGTGGCAGATCCGACGTCATTTGCGCCTACGGTCAGCGCGACAAGATAGGCAGTGCGCTTACCGAGTAGGCGAGTAGTCAAATGCTGCGCTTCCTCGATCGTCTGACCGCCGATGCCAGCATTCACGACCGGATGCCCGCATATCTCACGCGGGAGTGTCGCCATTTCCGTGATGCTGTCTCCGACAACAATGATGGGATCAGGAGCGTCCGCGAGCGCCGCCGCGATCACGAATTGCCGTACATCCTTGTGATCGTGGAATTCGTGACGCGTTAGTTCGCCGATCCGACCCTTAAGGCGGTGAACCTCCGACATCGAGGCCGTGGCTGCGATACCGCAAGCGGCCGCCACAATCCAAGGAACCATTCCCATTGCACGCATCGTAATGGCAGAGACCATTATTCACAGAAAAATGCAACTGCGAATTGTGACGTCGCTCCAGGCACCTTTTCCCAAGGAAATGGCCCCAGCATCCGGGCCATGAAATTCATCGACGATTGGACGTCTGAGCTGCACCGGCTTTGGACAGTCCGGATTTGATAGCGTTCGCAGTTTTTGCCCGCATCGCCGTGACGTCATGCGTCCGAACCCATCTCAACTATAACCGAGTCAACCCATGGTAGATCTGAACGCCCTCACTCGGGCGAATGCCGATCGCTGGTCGAAAGCCAAGCCGACCCGGAAAGCCGAGGCCGCCAAGGTAGCTTTGCGTCTTTACAAGGCCAGGCAGCGATATCAGGCCGTCGAGCGAGAGACGGGCGTTCCCTGGCCGGCCGTTGCGGTCATTCACGAACGAGAATCCTCCCAGGATTGGAGGGCGTCGCTGGCTCAGGGCGACCCCTGGGATCGCGTGTCCGTTCACGTTCCGGCCGGGCGAGGTCCGTTCGCTTCGTGGGAGGCCGCGGCGACCGATGCCCTGGTCAAATGCCCGCCGTTCCTCGCGCGTCACAAGGACTGGTCGATTGCCGCCGCCCTGACGGCGCTCGAGACTTACAACGGCATTGGTTACGCAGCGCGTGGCGTGCCGTCGCCCTATCTCTGGTCCGGCACCAACCAATACCGCGCCGGAAAGTACGTCCGGGACGGCGTTTACGATCCAGGCAAGGTCGATCCGCAACTGGGATGCGCGGCGCTCGTGATCGCGCTGATGGAGCTCGATCCCGAGATCAGCTTTGCGGGAGCGAAGATCGCAAGGGGCCCGTCCGGCGACGATCCGTCCAAGCCTTCGCTGACGAACCCGTCGAAAGGATCGATCGGCGCGTTCGTGATCAACCTGGTCAGAGCAATCCTTGGAAGGAAATGAACATGCGGACGATCCCTGACATTCTGCTCTTCGCTGCCGGCTTTGCCGCCTGCTGGTTCTGCAAAGACCCGGTCCTCCGGCTCGTGACCGGCACCGAGACCCTGATCAAGTCGCTCGAGGCGAAACTTGCAGTGCTGCGAGGCAAATCGTGATGCTCGCAAGGATCAAGGCGGCCTGCCTGCACTCCATGACCATTGCCTGGAGCTATTGCATCGCGCTCGCCGGTGCGCTGGCTTCGATCATCGACGATCTCGCCGACGCGCTGGGCGACCCCGGCGTCAAGGATCAGATCAGCGCGGCCATCGGCGACGTCAAGACAACGGGGCGCATCCTGCTGGTGATCTCCGTCGTGACCATCATCGCACGTCTGCGAACCCTTCGGAGGAAAGACCAATGTGGATGACGATCATCTCGTTTCTCGGCGGCCCCGTCGTCAAGGCGTTGATCGATGCCTACAGCGCGAAGCTGAAGGCTGAAAATGTCGACGCCAAGATCGCGGCGGATCTCGCGTCCAGCGAGATCGCGTCCCAGACGGCCGAGACCAAGGCCGTCATGCAGTACCGCACCGCCGAGATCGGGCACTGGTACGAGCCGGACAAGTTGATGGGCTACTGCGTCGCACTTTATTTCGCAAAGCTCCTGGTCTGGGACAAGGTCCTTGGATTTGGCACCACCGATGCTCTGGCGGGATTTGCGGCGATCACGGCCAATCTGGTCGTCTCTTTCTACTTCGCCAAACGCGGCTTCGAGAATGTTGCAAGGATCATCAAGCGGTGAAAATGCAGGACGAAGAAATCAAGGCGATCGTTGCCGAGACGCTGGCCGAGCAAGACAGGCTTCAGCAGGCGAATATCGATGCGATCGCATTGAAGACGGTGGCATCGGTGCTGGCCTGTTTTGGAATCGAGGATGACGACCGAAAGGAGCTGAGGGCTGATTTTCAACACTTGCGGCGGTGGCGAACGAGCGTCGAGCAGGCGCAGAGCTACACCTTCAAAGCCGTGATCACGGTGATCGCCACCGGCCTGATGGGCGCCGTTTGGCTGGGCGTGAAGGTCGTGCTCGCCAAATGAGGCTATCGTGGCAATAACGTCACTGCATGTCCGATTAACGGGGCGTTCCGCTCCAATGAGCCATCCCATGTACAGAATTCGTATCGTCGATGCGTCTGACGATGACGTTGCCGACACCTTGTCCGATCTGCATCAACTGACGTTCTTCGACACCGCGCCTATACCCCAGTTCGGCCTCGGTGCGTGGTGGCTGGCCTATCACGATGACGACGCAGTCGCCTTTGCGGGTGTTGTGCCGTCCACGTATGCGCGAAACAGCGGCTACTTCTCCAGGGTTGGGGTCATGCAGCGACATTGGGGGCGGGGACTTCAGCTCAGGCTGATGCGGGCGGTCGAGGCGCGGGGACGACGCAGTGGATGGGACAGCATCGTGTCCGATACGACGAACAATCCGGTGTCTGCCAATAATTTCATCCAGGCGGGTTATCGACTCTACGAACCCGAGGAGCCCTGGGCCTGGTCGCATACGCTCTATTGGCGAAGGTCGCTTCGCTGA